TTACAAAACGTGGTTAATGATCTTCTAAAAGATCTCCTTGTACCCACCCAGTCTTAGACAACTCAAAATTACAGTTTAAACAAACTGTCTTTAAGTTACTAACATTTATATTTTGTCGATTAGAATCAACATGAAATACTACTAGTTGTTCTATCATAGGCAGTTTAATGTCACAGTATTCACACATTTTCTTTTTTCTATAACCTGCCAACTTCCATCTAGGCGATTTATGTAAAGAAACTTTCTTTTTCTTTCTTCCACATTTATCACATAGTTTTCTGTAGTAAATTTTATCTTCTCGATGATAATTTACTGCAACAGGAGTGGTATTGCATATATAACATAACGGTCTCATACATGTATTTATTTAACGAACCTTTAAAGGGTATGTAGTTTTTAGGTGGTTTTATTAACTATTGGATAAATATATTATAATAATATCTTTACTTTAAAGGATGAGGAATAATATGGCACTAGTATCACCCGGCGTAGAAGTTACAGTCATTGATGAATCCAACTATGTTGCAAGTGCAACAGGAACGATACCAGCAATAATAGTAGCAACAGCCCAAGACAAGACAAGCGGATCCGGAACAGGAACTGCGGCAGGAACAACTTCCGCAAATGCAGGAAGCACATACTTAATTGGTAGTCAACGAGAACTTACTACAACATTTGGTAATCCGTTATTTTACCAAACTGCAAGTGGAACTCCTATCAATGGACATGAAATTAACGAATTCGGCTTATTGGCAGCATACAGTTTACTTGGATCAAGTAACAGAGCATACGTTACAAGAGCAGATGTAGATTTAGCAACATTAACTTCTAGTGCTAGTAGACCAACAGGAAATCCGTTAAACGGAACAGTATGGTTTGATGTAGGCACTGATACTCGTTGGGGTATATTTGAATGGAATTTAACTGCTGGAACTTTTACAAATAAAGTACCAACAGTAATTACATCAACAACTGATCTTTCAAGTGGTGTTCCTTTAACATCGATTGGTAGTATCGGCTCTTATGCTATTGTTGCAACTAACATATCCAATCCGCTTTACTATAAAAATAGAAGTAATGCATGGGTACTAGTAGGATCAAGTGCATGGCAAATTGCACATCCAACAATGTCAGGTACAGTTGCAAACCCTTCATTAACAAATGGTAATTCAATAGTAATTAACGGTACAACTGTTACACTTAGTGGAACAGCTGTTGCTAACCTAGCAACAAGCATTAACAACGCCTCAATAGATGGTGTTACTGCAGCCGCAATAGATGGCAAAATTGAAATTTATGCAACCAGTTTAGCAGAGTCAAACGGTTCAGTTGCTGATGGTAAGATCATACTTGCAAATGCAACAGGCGCAATACTTACTGCTACAGGATTAGTTGCAGGAACTTTTGCTAGACCTTTGATACAACAGAGTCAAACATATAGTGTTCCAGAATTTAAATCAACAGACACAACACCTCGTCCATCAGGAAGTATTTGGCAAAAGACAACTGCAACTGGTACTGGTGCATTACTAGACGTAAGTGTTTTTAATTCATCAACTGCAACATTTGACAGTGTAAGTGTTCCTCTTTATGAGAACGATCGAACTGCTCTTAAGAACTATGATGTAACAGGTGGACTTGCTATTGCAGTAGGCACATACTATGCACAATTCGACGTATCTGAAAACGACACTATTACGTACAAATTGTTTAGAAGATTTAGTTCGGGTGCTTTAGAAGTTACTGGTAATGTTACAACTGCAAGTTTAACTCAAAATAATACGTTTACTATTCAAGCAAGTGTAGCAAATTCAACAACATTATCTAGTGCAGTAACAGTTACACTAAGTGGCACAACATTAACTACACTAGCAAGCGACATTAATGCTGCAAACGTTACTAGTGTTAGTGCAGAGATACTTAGTACTGGTGCTATAAAAATTAAACATGCATTAGGTGGTGTAATTGTACTTAAAAATACAAGTGGAACACCGTTAACAACTGCAGGTATTGTAGTGGCAATAACAACAGGACAAGTAAGAGCAGGTAATAGCAGTGACTTAATTTTAAGTAACTGGGTTGCTCCAACTTATACTGCAAGTATAACTGCTCCAGATGCAGATCCAGTAAATTTAAGAAACTGGTTTCATGGTGGAACACAAGCAGACATACTGATACAAAACGGCGGTACTTGGAAAGGTTATAAGACGGTAACTAGTGATGCTAGAGGATTTAACTTAGCAAACACAGATCCATTAGGACCAATTATGAGTGCAACTGCACCAACTTTACAAACTGATCTTACAGCATTGATAGTTGGTGATATATGGATTGACACTAGTGATTTAGAAAATTATCCTAAGATTTACAGAAGACAACTAAACGCCGCTAACGAAAGTGTATGGGTTTTAATTGATAACACAGACCAAAGTACTGAAAACGGTATACTTTTTGCAGATGCAAGATTTATGGGAGACACAACTACTGATGTGGTAACAGGAGTTATTCCTACAATAGTTGCATTACAAAGTAATAGTGTTGTGGACTTAGATGTTCCAGATCCTACACTTTTTGCTAGAGGTACTTTATTGTTTAATACAAGACGTAGTACTCTCAGTGTAAAACGTTACAGGAGTAACTATTTCTCAAGAACTAACTTCTCAGATACTACACTTTATCCAACACTTCCATCAGAAAAGGATGCATGGGTAACAGTAAGTGGTAATAGAAACGATGGATCACCATTCCTGGGCAGAAAAGCGGTTAGACAAATTGTAGTAGCGGCAATGAAATCGGCTATTGATACTAGTGAAGCACTAAGAGAAGATAGTAGAACCTTTAATATTATTGCATCACCTGGTTATCCAGAGTTAATAAGTAACATGGTTTCGTTAAACAATGATAGACGAAATACTGCATTTATAATTGGTGACACAAGCATGAGATTAGAAGGAACAAGTACTGCTATTCAAAATTGGGCAACTAATACTAATGTATCTGCAGATAATAGTGAAGATGGACTAGTAAGTGCAGATCCTTATTTAGGTGTGTTTTATCCATCAGGACAAACAACTGACCTAAGTGGAAATACTGTTGTTGTTCCGGCAAGTCATATGATGCTAAGAACAATTAGTAGAAGCGATGATCAAGCATTCCAGTGGTTCGCTCCAGCAGGTACAAGACGTGGATTAATTGATAATGTAAACACAATTGGTTATATTAATGCTGTAACTGGTGAGTTTGTTACAGACAATATTAGAGAAAGTTTAAGAGATACACTTTACTCCAATAGAGTTAATCCGATTACATTCTTTAATGGCGTAGGACTTTTGAACTATGGTAACAAGACTAGAGCAGCAAGCACTAGTGCATTAGATAGAATTAATGTTTCTAGGCTAGTTGGATATTTAAGAGGTGTATTACAAGCAACTGCATTAGGATTTGTATTCGAGCCAAACGACAAGATTACAAGAGACGAACTAAAACAACAAGTAGAACAAATCATGAATGACCTAGTTTCAAAACGTGGTATATTTGATTTCTTAGTAGTTTGTGACGAAACAAACAATACTAATACTAGAATTGATCGTAATGAACTATATGTTGATATAGCGATTGAGCCAGTCAAGTCTGCAGAGTTTATTTTTATCCCAATTAGACTTAAGAACACAGGTGAAATTGCTTCAGGCAACATTGCTAGTGCAAGTGCAGTAGTATAACTGTTTTAGACACCTAAAATAACGAAATTAATGGGTGGTACTACAAATACCACCCATTTTTTACGAAAGATATTTGATAAATATTATTATAAAATAACACAGAGAAGGAGGCAGACAATATGTCAGTTTCATCACTAACAAAATTTACTGTACCATTAGACAGTGATCAATCAGCAAACTCGCAAGGTTTGCTTATGCCAAAACTTAAATATCGCTTCCGTGCTTTGTTTGAGAACTTAGGTGTGTCTACTCCACGTACAGAACTAACTAAACAGGTTATGGATATAACAAGACCAAACTTAACATTTGAAGAAATTGAAATTCCAATCTACAATAGTAGAGCATATGTTGCAGGAAAACATACTTGGGATCCAATATCAGTTAACTTTAGAGACGACGTTAACGGATCAGTTAGTAGATTACTTGGCGAGCAAGTTCAGAAACAATTTGACTTCATGGAACAGGCTAGTGCAACTTCAGGCATCGACTATAAATTTGTAACAAGATTTGAAATCTTAGACGGTGGCAATGGAGCCAGTGTTGCTAATGTTCTTGAAACATGGGAATTATATGGTTGTTTCTTAACCAACGTAAACTATAACGACTTAAACTATGCATCAAATGAAGCAGTAACAATTACTGCAAGTATTAGATTTGATAATGCAATTCAGAGTCCAATTGGTGACGGTGTTGGGGCAACAGTTGCGAGAGCAATAGGTCAAACTGTAACCGGTTAAGGAGGTAATCCATGACTAGTGTTAACTCATTACTAAATGCCTTATCTCAAGGCGACCAGATAAAAGACTTCCAACATGCATCTCGGTTGTTTATAGATAACAACTACGAGTTGCAACCACGATATAGTAATCTTTTTCATGTTGTATTTAATTTTACGCCTCAGGCTGCATCTCTATTTGATAATATAGACAAGTTAGAAATGAACATGTTAGTTAAAAGTGTTGATTTACCTAGTTTCAATATCGATGTACAGACACACAATCAGTATAACAGGCAAGTACATAGTCAGCATAAACTAAATTATAACCCTGTTAATGTTGTATTCCATGATGATCAAAGAGATCTTATAAGAAGTGTATTGCACACTTACGCAAATTTCTTTTATAACGATAGTAAATATGCCATAGGCAACGGAGCCTATAGTACCAATGATAGATACAGTGGATATAGAGGCAACGAATTCGGATTTAGTGACGGAAACCAAAGATTTTTTAAAGATATTAGAATCTATTCAATGTTACAAAAAAGATTTGCAGAATATACATTAATTAATCCTATAATAAATGCTTTTGGACACGATACTCATTCGTATGCTAACAGTAGTTTAATGCAACATACTATGAACATTCAATACGAAACAGTAAAATATGCCACAGGATTTGTAAACAACATAAATCCTAAAGGGTTTACTGATGTTCACTATGATAATAGTCCAAGTCCATTAGGTGTATTTGGCGGAGGAGTTACTGACAGTATCTTCTATCAAGGTGGTCTTGTTGATGCAATTAATACTGTTACTTCTGACCTAGCAAGTGGAAACTTATTAGGTGCAATTATTAAAGGTTCAGTTATATTTAATAATACAAAAGATGCAGACTTATCTAGAGTATTTGAAAAAGATTTAGAAAGAGTAGTTGGTAGTATATTGAGAGGTAAGAATCCTTTAACTGATGTAATACTCCCTACTGCGTTAGTCGGAAATAACAGGGTTAACACAGGAGAAGGATTAAGTGGCACAGGCTCGCCTGTTGACAGAACTGCTTCGTTTGGTAATAGTTCACCACCATCAGGTGTAGTATCGAGTAACAAAAGCAACATATTCAGTACTGCCTTTAACGTAGCAGGATCATTTTTCTCTGACCCTTTCAGTATGGGTAACGGTACAGTTGTACCTGACACAACTCGTAGTGCTGGTAGTTTTAGAAAGTTAAGTGACGGTGGTCAACGAGACTTATCTAATAGTTCTAATACAAGAGCCAGTAAGGAAACTGAGATTCGGGATAGAATAACGAATCTTACTCAATTACTTAATAACGACCCTAGTAACTCATCGCTTAAAAAAGAAATATCAGATCTCTCTAAGCGAGCGGGTTTGGAGTTTGGAAAAACTAGTTCCGCGCCAATAACGACAACGTCTAGTACAACAACAATATCTAGTACAACAACTGATAGCGAAGCGACTACTTCTGCTTCAACACCATCTTCTAGCACTGGATCCATTTACACATGATAATCGACTATGAACATTATATGGAAATATTAAAGAAACACGATAAAGAAAGAACTTCGTACAACGATAGATTAAAATATTGGGAAGAATACTGCAAATGACAACACAAAACACTGCTTTACCTATAACAAATATTAACGACAACGTAGATGCAAGAGTCAATGAATTTTTTTCCACACAATTCAGTCCTAAAGGAAAATTTACAGACAATGATTATGAACTTGTTAAGTCGTTTTGTATCAACCGAACACCCAACGAACAAGCAGCAGCGGCACTTATTGCTGGGATATTAAATTCAATAAATGAATTAGGCCTATATGCTCATGAGGTTATTAGTAAATTTGAAAGTACTGATCCTAGACTTAGTATACCTTTACTTTTAAACAGTAGTAGATCAGGATCGAGTTTATTAGGTTATACGAACAACAAACAAGTACCTGCTAGAGTATCACAACAAGTTAAGGCTTAATTATGGCTAACAAGTGGGCAAGAGGTTTATACGAAATAGCAAATACCAACAAGTATGCTGGACTTAAAAAACCAACTTATAGAAGTAGTTGGGAACATGCTTTTATGCGTTTCTGTGACAATCATCCGAGTGTAATACAATGGGCAAGTGAATCAGTTAAGATACCTTACAGAAACCCATTAACAGGAAAACAAACTATATATGTTCCTGATTTTCTTATTGTTTATCAAAACAAGACTGGCAAAAAACGTGCTGAACTTATTGAAATAAAGCCAAGTGGACAAACAAGACTTACAGAAAAAACTAGCCAAAGAGATAGATTAGCAATAGCAATTAACCATGCTAAATGGGAAGCGGCGTCTAAATGGTGTCAACGACAAGGACTAAATTTTAGAATTGTTACTGAATCAGATATATTTCACCAAGGTAAGAAACATAGATAAGTAAT